GTTAAGGAAAAAACACAAGTTGACCCAGACGAAAAACTTTTCTTCGGATGAGTTCTATTTCGACGACAATGAAGCGTTCAAGGTTAGTCGGTTTTTCAGCCAAATGCTCACTCATCCAAAAGGAGGGAGCGGAAAGCCAAAGCCGTTCATTCTTGAGCCGTGGCAGGATGAGTACGTTCGCAATTTGCTGGCATGGAAACACAAATCCACGGGACTCCGGAAGTACAGAACGACGTATTGCGAGATCCCTCGCAAGAATGGCAAGACTACCCTAGCGGCTGGCATCCTGCTTTATATGCTTCTGGTTGATAAAGAAAACGGAAAGGAGGTCTATTCAGCGGCGACGACACGAGATCAAGCGGGGCTGGTTTACGAAATCGCTGCCGGCATGGTGTCTAACAATCCCATGCTGAAAAGCCGGTGTGAGCTGATTAAGTCGAAGAAGCGAATTGTCACAGCAGACGGATATTTTCAAGCCTGCTCAGCGGAGGCAGGGGCGGTTCACGGTAGCAATCCTCATTGCGTGGTCTTCGATGAGCTGCACTTGCAACGCGATCGGGAAATGTGGGAGGCGTTTCACACTGGTTTCGGGGCTCGCTCTCAGCCGGTGTTCATCGCCATCACGACGGCAGGGCATGACAAATCAAGCGTCTGCTGGGAACAGCACGAGTACTCACGAAACATCATCAACGGGAATATCGAGGACGATAGTTTTTACCCGCTGCTCTTTGGGGCGGATCCAGAGGACGATTGGACCGACGAAGCGACATGGGAAAAGGCAAATCCCTGTTTGGATATTTCACTGAATCGCGACTATCTAAAGGCGGAATGTAAACAGGCACAGGAAATACCAGGTCTCGAGAACTCATTTCGCCGCCTTCACCTGAATCAGTGGACCGAACAAGAAAGCAGACTGATTCCGATGCAGCAGTGGGACAAATGCGAGACCAGAGCACAGGTTGAAGAATTTGATGGGCAGGTGTGTTTCGGGGGGCTTGACCTGTCGTCGACCAGAGACGTGACTGCATTCGTTTTACTGTTCCCAAAAGCAGACGGCGTTCAAGTATTTCCGTGGTTCTGGATTCCAGAAGACAACATCAACAAAAGGGCGGCACAAGATCAGCGAGTCATTCGAGCGTTTGCGGATGCTGGCTATGTCGAAGTCACGGAAGGAAATGAGGTTGATGTGATGCACGTCGCGGCGCGTATCACTCAGATTTGCAGCCCGTTCGATCTTCGTCGCATTGGGTTTGATCCGTGGAACGCTGCAGGACCAACGCAGCGAATGAAAGAGTTGGGACTGCCGGAAGACGTGTTGGTTAAGATGCCACAGGGCACAGCAACATACAACGAGCCGATAAAGCAACTACTTTCGATGCTCGGATCAGGGCGTTTTAAACACGACGGAAACAAAGTTTTGAGATGGATGGCATCAAACGCAGCAGGAATGGAGGACAGCAATGGAAATCTGAAGTTTCACAAGGGCAAGTCAGGCGATAAAATCGATGGAATGACTGCACTAGGAATGGCCTTGGCGTTGTATATTTCAGAAAATCCAGAGGGTTCTGCATATAAGCAAAGCGGATCCGGCGTAATTTTATTCTGAGGTGGCTATGGAATACGGTGTTACTCAATTCGTAGTCAACGCTACGCCGGTCGGTCGCAACGAAGATCGAATGTGGAATCCTATGCCGTTCACAAACGGCGGCCAGTCGTCTGCTGGCGTGAAGGTTACACAGCGATCGGTGCTCGGGTATCCTCCTCTTTGGCGAGCCATTAACCTGATTAGTTCGAGCGTAGCGGGGCTGCCCTGTGATGTCTTTCGTCGTCAACGCGACGGCGGGAAAAAAGTGGACATGCGGCATTCGCTGCAGTATCTACTGGAAAAAAAGTCAAATCGATGGATTCACGCCTACACGTTCCGGCGAGCCATGACGGCCGTCGCTGCCCTGCATGGGAATTCATTTGCAGCAATTGACCGCATCGACGGGCGTCCTGCTGGCTTCATCATGTGGGACACGCAGAACACGCTGGTAAAGGTCGACAACGGGCGGTTGTGGTATGTGACTTACATCAACGGCAAGCCGGTTCGAGTTCCTGCGGAAGACATGCTTCACATTCGCGGATTTGGCGGTGATGGCGTCATGGGATGGCCAATTCTGGAACTAATGAAGGACGCTCTCGGCGCAGGCATGGCGGCTCAGCAGTTTGCGGGCCGATACTTTGCCAACGGATCGAACATGAGCGGCCTGCTGATGGTGCCAGGCTCATTTAACGAGGAAAAGATTCGCAACACCATGCAAGCGTGGAACAGTATGCAGCAGGGGTTATCAAATTCACACAAAGTTGCATTGCTTCAGGACGGTGTGAAGTTCCAACAAATGACGATCCCAAACGATGCTGCTCAGTTTCTGCAGACACGCGAATTTGAAACGCGACAAACCGTGAGCAACATCACCGGTGTCCCTCCGCACATGCTCGGAGATTCCACACGCACTAGCCACAACAGCCTAGAAGCGGAAGGGCAGAGTTATCTGGATTACACACTGCAACCTTGGCTGCAGACTTGGGAGGCAGAGCTGGAAGACAAGGGGCTGACAGAAAAAGAAAAGGAAAAGGATTCGCACGTCGTCGAGTTCAATCGCGAGGCCCTGATTCAGATGACCTTCGAATCTAAGGTGAATGGTATTTATCGGCAGATCGAATCAGGCGTGATGACACGCAATGAAGGCCGCGCGCGACTGAATATGCCGTCCACAGGCCCGGAAGGAGATGTTTTTTATCATCCAGCTAACTGGATGGTTTCAGGTGAGGAACCGGAACCAGCAACAGGAGCACAGCCTATGAAGGAAACGCCGGCCGAAGAGGACAACACGGAAAACCTGCTGCGGGCGATGGTGACGAGTAGCGTGACCGAGGCCCTGAAGATTGAGCGGGACCGTGTTGTTCAGCGTGCAGGGATGCAGGCGGCGAACTTCATGGGGGCAGTCAATGAGTTCTACGCCACGTGGACCGACAGAACAGTGTCTGCTTTGACGAATTCTGACGCTCGCCTGGCAATTATCAGCCATGCTGAAGAGTCGAAACGCCTTCTCAGTGACGTTCATAGTTGTTCCACGACATCGAGCCTCAAAGCAAATGTGTCTGACGTGGTTGCGTCGTGGGATTCACGGGCCGACAATCTGGTGCAAAACCTCATGAAAGCGGTGCAAAAATGAAGCATAAAATTACACTTTCGCTGCCAAAACGCATCGAAAACGCGGTAAAAGACGAGAATTTTCGCGTGTTTTACAACGATTCCAGCGAGGAACTGGAGGTGTTTCTTTATGGCGTCGTTGGTGACGAATACACCGAATCAGACGCGGGAAGCATTTCCAGAATCCTTGCTGCCAATAGGAACAAACCGGTGACGATGCGGATCAACTCCGGAGGCGGGTTGGCGTTCGACGGGCTCGCAATTTACAACGCTCTGGCCGATCATAAGGGGCCAACCACGGCAATCATTGAAAGCCTTGCGGCATCGGCGGCCAGTCTTGCGGCGATCGGAGCCGACAAGGTAAAGATGTATAGCAACGCGACGTATATGATTCATGAAGGTATCGGTTTTGCTTACGGCCACATTGCTGAAATTAAAGAAACGCTCGAATGGCTGGAGTCATTCAACGCTGCGGCCATCACGACTTATGCGGAACGCACTGGAAAGCCGGAAAAGGAGATTGCAGCGGCGTTGCTCGGCGCGAATGGCGACGGCACGAAATACAACGCCACGCAGGCTTTAGAGATGGGATTTGTGGATGAGATTATTACGGCCGGCAGCGGCAAGAAGTCAAAGTCAAAGAACGAAACGGCAGTCGTGCAGGCCATGCTCAATTACCGAATTGCAAAATTAGGATTGACAAACCGCCGCTAAGCTGTTTACTGTCCACACATCAAGCCGTGATAGTATCAAGCGATGCGAGTCCGACACCTGCGATCTGAAGTGATAAGTTTCACGCCAGTCGTTTGCAGTTTTTCGATTTACGAAACACTGCCAGCGGTTGGCGTTTTTCGTTGACCCTGGCGAAACAGGAATCAACGAAATGACACTTAAGGAATTGCAGGCAAAGCGTCAATCCCTGCTAGATGACGCTCAGAAGATCATTGACGCTGCTGGCGATCAGATGATGTCCGACGAAGACGCAGTGAAAGTGAAGGCTTCAATGGATGAAGTCGACACCGTCTCAGCGTCAATCGACGACCTCGCCAAAAAGGCAAATGAGCAGACTGAGTTGCGAAACAAACTGCACGCTGCCAAGAGCAAGCCGGATAACCCAACGATCCGAGCCATGTTCAGTCAGTTTGGTGGCACAATGGCACCTTCGCTGCCGCATGTCGGCAATGGCGTCTCTCAGCTTCCGCGCAATGTGAAGCGATCTGCCGTCAAGAACTTCAAAGGCGAAGTTGATGGCATGGAAGCTCAGGTTCGAGCGTACCGATTCGGCATGTGGGCCATGGCCACTCTGTCGCAGCAGTCAGGCGGCCGGTTCCGCAATCAGCAGGCCGTGAACTACTGCCTCGAAAACGGGCTGATCACCAACGCAGCGCACGGCGAAGGTGGATCCGATGCCACCGGTTCACACATTTTCGTGCCAGACGAATTCGGAACTGACCTGATTCTGTTGCGCGAACAGTTTGGCGTGGCTCGCCGGCTGCTCAACATCGTGCCGATGTCCTCAGACACGAAAACAGAACCTCGCCAGTTGTCGGGACTGACTGCTTACTTCGTTGGTGAGAATTCAGCCGGCACCGAATCGACCATGAGCTTTGACGATGTCACTTTGGTGGCCCGCAAACTGATGGTTCTCGCTCGCCTGTCGAACGAACTGAATGCCGATGCTGCAATCAGCTTTGGCGACAAGCTAGTCGGTGAAATCGCCTACGCCTTTGCCAATAAGGAAGACGAGTGTGTGTTCAACGGCACCGGAACAAGCACTTACGGCCACATCACCGGCATCCGCACTCGGCTGGATGAACTGACGGCCGGAACGGCTCCGGGGCTCACTCTCGGAGCAGGTAACGCCTATGCTGAACTGACGCTCGCCAACTTCCAGAGCGTTGTGGGTTCGCTTCCGCAGTACGCAGACCGTCCGGGTGCTGGTTGGGTGTGTCACAAGACGTTCGCTCACACAGTCATGCAGCGGTTGGCATTGGCGGCCGGTGGATCAACGGCAACGGAAATCATCAACGGCATCCCGACGCTGATGTTCCTTGGCTATCCAGTCACGATCAGCCAAGTGTTTCCATCTGTGGAAGCAAACAGTCAAATCCCCGTCATCTTCGGTGACTTGTCACTGGGAGCCATGTTTGGAGACCGTGGACAGGAAACAATCGCATTCTCCACTGAGGCAACCGTCGGCGGTGAGTCCATGTGGGAACGGGATCAGATCGGCGTCCGCGGCACGGAGCGTTTCGACGCTGTTGTGCATGACTACGGCAGCAACTCTGTCGCCGGCCCGATCGTGGGCTTGGAAATGGCTGGCAGCTAATTTGCTGACAGCGGCCTGACTGCGGAGGGTTCGACGTGAACCCTTCGTGTTTCTGAAAACAATCCCAAAGGGGAAACAATATGATTCGAGAACGATTGGTGAATGACTCGCTGCTGATCTCTCCGCGATCGCAAACGAACACGCAGACGAATACAGCAAATCTTGACACCAAGGGGGCAAACTACGCCACCATTCGTGTCGCGTTTGCCAGTGAGCTGAACACGAACGCCGTTGGGCCTACGCTTGTTCTGTCACATTCTGACGACACGGTAGTGACGAATTTTGCAACGCTTGACACACAAACAGGCTTGGATTTGACTGCCGCGCGTGAAGTGCATTACGGCGTCGACCTGCGAGGCAAAAAGCGATACCTGCGACTGGCCGTCACCACAGCAACTGCGACCAACGACAATGTCACGTTTGCCGCAGTGGCAACACTCAGCGACCTCGAGAATTCTCCGAACGGAACGACCAGTGTGGCTGACACGACAGTGTTTGTGTAATGAGCGGAAGCACGATCAATTACGAGGCTGTCGCACCTTGGATGCAAGGGAAAGCCTTTAACGTCTACACACAATTTGGTGAGGACGGATTGATCGCGTTTGCGCTTGATAAAATTGGACCGAAAAACCGTCACTGCTTTGAAATTGGAGCAGCTGACGGTCGGTTCTTTTCCAATACATTACGACTTCGCGAACTTGGCTGGTATGCGGTGCTGATTGAGGCCGACCAGCGGCACTTTAACAAACTGCAGGCTGAATTCGGGCAGCAGTCAGCGTGCATTTTCGGAACGTGCGGTGACCTGGATGACATGCTCATTCGAACCACAATCAACCGCACGCCTGACCTCGGAATTATCGACATTGACGGACAGGACTATTGGCTTTGGCACGACATGGTTGAAATCAGGCCGCGAGTCATGCTCGTGGAAATCAGCACGCAGGGCCGATCAATGCCAGTTCCTTTGCGTGGCGAGCCATACCCGGCACAGGCCGGACTTGAACAAATAACGCAGCTTGGAGCCTCAAAAGGTTACACGCTCGTCGCAACAACTTACTGCAACGCTCTTTTTATAGAAAACTCATGTCTCTGAAACTGAACATCGGTGCTGGCTCAACTGTTATTCCCGGATTCACCCCGATCGACCGCAAGTTCGGTTCGGAGGCGTTTCCGTTGCAGTACGCCGACAATTCCGTGGATGAGATCAGAGCCTCGCACATCCTCGAGCACTTCAGCTTTGCGGACGCCCAGGAAGCCCTAAAGGAATGGACGCGAGTTCTGAAGCCCGGCGGACGTATTCGGCTGGCGGTTCCAGACATTGAGGCGAAGGAAAAGGCAGATCCGGACGAGTGGCCATTTATTATCATGGGCGGACAAACTGACGACAACGACTTTCATAAATCAGCATGGAACGAAACACGCCTACGGGCTCACATGGAGCACTTCGGACTGCAAAGCGTCAAGCGATGGGAATCGCCAAACACAGACACGGCGGCTCATCCATGCTCATTGAATTTAGAGGGCGTGAAGCCAGCGGCAGCCGCCAAGAAAGCATTGACCGTAAAAGTCGGTGCGTATTTGACTCTTCCGCGTTACGAAGCGGTCGCAGCCAGAACGATCATTGAGCAAGCTTTGAAGCCACATAAGATTGACCTCACGACAACGCAAGGCGTGTTCTGGGGCCAGTGTATGCAACGCATGTTTCAAGACGCTGTCGACAAAAACATCGACTGGATTCTGTCACTGGATTCAGACAGCCTTTTTAATCAAAAGCATATTTCCGATTTGTTCGCGCTGTTTGCGGCGAATCCACAGATCGACGCTTTGGCAGCTTTGCAGTGTCGACGCGGCGGAAAGTATCCGCTGATGACGACTGGCACCGGCGTGCAGGATGAACACGTACAAGTCGACGGCCGGCCGATCAAGGCGACAACGGCTCATTTTGGCCTCACGCTCATTCGCGTCAATTCATTGCGTGATGTGAAGAAGCCATGGTTCTGGTCGCAGCATGATGAAAGCGGCAACTGGTCAGATAACAAGCTCGATGATGATATTTGGTTCTGGCATCAGTGGCGACTGGCCGGCAAGACGATTTACGTGGCTCCTTCAGTGTCGATCGGGCATCTAGAAGAAACAGTTGCGATGTTCGATTCAGACTTGCAACCCAAGCACATCTACGTGCATGAATGGCGAAAGGAAAACGGGCTGTGATTGTCTTACTTAAACCGTGGAACGGGCTGCCAGTCGGCTTCGTAAACACGGTGATCGGACGGGGGCCAGCGGCAGAACTGGTCAGACGCGGGATTGCTCGATGGTCAAACGAATTTGAGAACGAGGACTCGAAATGCACCCAAGCCCAACCTTCAAAACGACCACGGGGCCGACCATCGAGCCCCTCACGCTCGACGAACTGAAAACACGTCTTCGCATCACAACGTGCCACTTCGACACGGAACTGCAAGACCTGCTGAAGTCCGCACGAACAACAATTGAAAGTGAATGTTATCGACGGCTGATCACGCAGACGGTGGAAATGCACATTCAGGACTTTCCTGGCACCTATGGCGACATTGAAATCCGGATGGCTCCGATTCAGTCCATCGCGCACATCAAGTATTATGATCAAGACGACACGCTGACGACGTTCGATTCGGCAAAGTATTACACCGACCTGACAAGCGTGCCTCCGCGAATCGTGTTGAAGGAATCACAGAGCTGGCCCATCACACAGGAGGAGCGGCCAAACAAAGTCGTCATCACCATGCAGGCGGGATACGGTGCAACGGCAGCCAGTGTTCCTCCGGCAGCGAGACTGGCAATCGTGGAGTATTGCCGAACGCATCGCGATGGC